CAGATCCAGCAGGGCGCGTCCAGCTCGTACACGAGGTGGTGGTGGGTCTTGGTGTAGGTGTGTGAGGCTTGACGAGGCTCGTGTGGCGGATAAGCCACCAGTTCGTCGAGGGTCCGATGAAGAATGCTCATTGTCGATGGTCGTCCTCCCAGATGAAGGGGTTCATGCTGGCCGCACTTGGCCGAACTCGGCCGCATAGCGCTCGATGTGCTCGCGCTGGATCACCGGTAGACCCAGGCGCTCGGCCAAAGAGCGCGCGACAGGGCCAATCAGGTTGCCGAGCTCGTCTCGATTGACGAAGGCCACCGGACGCGCGTACTGAGCGCGAAAGCCCTCTACGTGGACCTGAATCTTTCCCCAGGCGATCATCGCGCCGGCCACCGCCTCCGGCTTTGATAGGGGGTCGGGCGCCCTGGTGGGAATGCTCATTCGGGCAGAGAACTTCGTGATGTCGTCCAGCTGCGGCGGACGGTGAAACGCATAGATGCCGCAGTTGCAGTCACGGTGAGGAGCGATCCCGTGGCCCTGCAAGAGGTTCGCGTCCTTGGCGCGATAGAGACGAGCCTCGGTTCGATGGTGCGCCTCGGTGGCTCCCTCCAGCGCCCACTCAGCGTCATAGATCCAGCCCCAATAGGTCGGTCCGGGCATTACTCGCCAGAACCTAAAGCCCAGAGTGGGTGGTTTGTCCATCAGGCAGAAACCGGGATCGGGGTCGCTGGTTGCTCGGCTGGCTGGGGGAGTTCCACGGGCATCGGCTCGGGGATGTCGTCTTGTCGGGACGGAGCGCTTTCGAAGCCCATGTTGGCCTCCTAAATGAGTGGCTTGATGTCAGTGCTCATCTGGTATGTTGTTGCGCGGCTTGCCCAGCGTGAGCCGTCTCGAAACCAACGTGATGGTCGACTTCAAGCTGATGATGGTGAGAAAGGTCTCTAGGATGACCAAGGTGGCTGTAAGGGGAGAGGCGGGAGCAAAAAGTGCCAGCACTCCCAACAGCTCGGCGAGCAGCAACGCCACCAGTGCCAGTGATTGCGTTGCAATCGTGGTCAATGCCAGCGCTCGCAGTGAAGCGGGATCTTTAGTCGTGAGCCAGCCCAGAGAGAGAAAGCCGAAGCGCAGATTGAAGATTGCGGAGATCAATCCGATTGTGGTGGTAACCAGCCAGTAATAGGCCGGCCAGTTCATGCGTCCTCCTGGTCGGTCTCTCGCTCCCCGACAACGTTCTCGCGATCAGTCGCCACCGACTCGCGACCCGTGGCGACGTTCTCTCGAGATTCGACGATTTCCTGGCGCTGAGAGCGCGGTCGGCCTCTTTGCATCAGGTTCAGCTGCGAGCGCAGCAGCGCTGCTGCTACAGTTTCAGCTCTGGTGGTAACCTTCGCTGTCTCCTGGGCTTGGCCAGATTTGAGCTCATCAACTTTCTGGTCCAGTTTCTCGTCCTGTCGCAGCGCAGTGATCTTGATCTCCTCGCGGAGCGCTTTTAGATGCATCTTGTCACGACGCTGGGACAAGAGGAAGCCCAAGACAATCGCCACAATGGTGAGGGCTTGAGCCAAAACAGGGCCATCAACATGCATGTCTCTCCTTCTCGCTCAGTTGCCGCCTGGCTGCTTGTCTGAGTCGAGCACGAAATGGGTGAAGGCGACGCCGATGGTAAACATGGCGCCGGCCTCGATGAGCCGCCCGGCGGCCCAGTGCTTGTTCAGTAACCGGCGGGTGTACCAGGTGATCGGCCGCTTGTTCTTGGAAAGGAGTACCTCTTCATATCCGAAAAAGGCGCTGACGACTAGCGCTGCGGCTGTTAAGAGACCGAAGAGAGCCGCGATTTCTTGGACTAAAGACCTTCGCGTCATATCGTCGATGGTCGTCCTCCTAGGTGTCGCCGGTCAGAGAATCCCTGTCCAGGCGCCGGCAGAGTTGACGTAGAGGCGCTGGTTGGCCGTGCCCGGCGTATCCGTGCGCAAGTAGAAGTCACCGCTGCCGCCGCCTCTCGGAACGCCCGAGCCCATGCCCAGCTTTTGCCCACCGAGCCAGAGGCCATACGTGCCGTCGGCGCCGAGTCCGACAAGCACCTGCTGGCCACCGGACGCGTCGAGCCACTGCGAGGCCGCCGCGCGACAGGAGGCGTTGGCCAGCGGCACCCCAGCCTCGAGGCGGCTGAGGCGGGCGCCCAGGTCCTTGATCTGATCGCTGAAGGTCTGGTCTTGCGGGATCGTGGGCATCAGACGAGCGTGGCTCCGAGGGAGACTTCCACTCGCTCAGGGCCGCTGTCAGATGGCGTGACCTGGTAGCCGGTGATGCGCATGTAGATGTCCAGTGATTGGTTCAGGCCGCCCAGGCCGGGGTTGGGGAATCGCTCGTCGGTGATCTGGAGGCGCACGTCGTCGCCGACGGTGAATGAGCCCAGGGGCGGGTCTCGGAGCGGATTGACGATCAGCGTCACCAGGTCAATCGGCTTGGCAAAGGCAGCGGCTTCGGAGGTGGCGATGGCGGCCAGGCGCGCTGGGTCATCGATGTCCTTGTGCGAGCTGACGCGCTCTAACGCCGGGAAGCCGTTGTCGATCCAGCTCGTGACCGAGGCGGTGGAATGGAGCATCTTCTCGCCCGAACCCTGACCCAGGGCGGTGTTGGTGAAAGCGCGCTGAGTGCCATCGCGCCGCCAGACGTAGTCGATGACCGACTCGCCGTAGGCGAAGACGAGGCCTGAGCGCTGGGCCGGCGTTCCGCGGCGCGGGTAGCTGAGGTTCAACATCGAGCGCGGCTGGCCGGTGGCGTAGGCGGCGTCGACGGAGTAGTCGAATCCGTTGTCGAGCGCGGCGAGCTTGCTGATCACATCGTCGATCGCCTGGTAGTCCCACCAATTGATGCTGAGGTTGCGGAGCACTCCGCTCATCTCGCCAGCGATCGCGATGTTGACGTCGCCGCCTGGCTGGGGGAAGGTCAGCGGAGCACCGGTCGCGTAGGCCAGTGGCCGGCCCTGAGCGTAGGCGAGGAGGTCGCGAACGATGGCCAGCTGGTCCACCTGCGTGAAGGCCAGCGAGTCGTGGACGAAGCGATGAGTCAGATAGCTCCACGTCTCACTGCCGCCGATGTCGAGCACGCGCGTCTCGGACGAGTAGCCGCTGGTCCAGGCGATGCCGTCCCAGAGCAGCTGGCCGTCGCGATCGACCCAGATCTTGGTCCGACCCTCATCCAGGGCGGTCAGCCAGCCAGTGTTGGTGATGCGCGGGTCCCCCAGCGTGAGCGAGCCGCGGAAGCTACCGGCGACCTTGAGGCGGCGGTCGAAGCTCACGCTCCAGAGCGGCAACTCGGCGATCACCTGACCAGTGCGCGCGTCGCCGAGCAAGTAGGTGTACTGCGGCGAGTAGCCAATCTGGAGCCACTGCGGCGGGATCGGGAGCAAGAGCAGCGTGCTGCCGCTGCCTATGACGGCCAGGGTTGAGGTGGAGAGGATGCCACCGCTGAGGCCAATCGCCATCGTCGCCATTTGGCTCCTTGAGATTCCGCGCTAAGCGAGGGTGCAGGTCAGAGTGTCAACGGCGAAGGAGAGCGTGGCGCCCGAGTTGGGGGTCTGTGAGGTCGAGAGCGCACCGTAGCCGAGCAGGTTGCCGGCGGTGGCGGCGTCGAAAATCCCGAAGTAAGTGATGAGGCCCCACGTCTGGCCGGTGCCGGTCACGGTCGGGAACGTGACCACGGTGGCGTTGGATTGCTCCTGGCCGGCTCTCGGCTGAGCCCCGAGCGGGTGCCAGTTGGCAGTTGTGTTCGCCACCGCCACGCGCGCGTATCCGTTGCCGCTGGGCTCCGTGAAGTTGGCGCCAGCGGGCGTAGGGGTGCTGGTGGAGAGACCGACATAGATAGTTCCGATCGCCGTCAGCGCCGTCTGGCTGAGCAGCCACTTGTTGAGCAGTCCGTCTGCGAAATTAGTGAGCGGGATTTCAGCCTCCTAAAGGTGTTCGGCCAGCTCGCGGAGGAGCGGGTCGGAGTGCTTGGTCAACTTCTCGCGCAGCTGCTCGCGGCGCTTGGTCTTCTCCTCCACCGCCCGCTGCTGCGAGCCGGCCTCCGCTTGAGCCGAGCGCAGGCTCTTGGTCTGCTCGGCAGTGAGCGCGGCGTGTTTCACCTCACCGCTCGCACAGTCGACGGCCATGTGGAGGGCTTGGGCCATTTCTCTTGGAACCTCAGCTCAGGGGATGCCGTAGAGGGAGAAGATCGTGCCGACCTGGAAGTTGTTTGCGCTGGGAAACAACTGCAAGTTGGAAATGCCGGCCAGCGGATTCGTCCCACGAAACAGCCCGATCATTAGCTCAATGGTCAGAGGCGTTCCACCGAAGACACCACGGGCCGAATAGGAGAGAGCGATCTTGCCGGTCGTGCTCGATGAGTAGTTCGGGAATACGCAATAGACGGCGTTTCCGCTGATGGTGGCGTTGGTGTTGCCAATGACCGTCCCGATCTGGCCGGAAGTGGCACCAGACGAGCTGGCAGCCGAAATAGTAGTGCCGCCTCCAGACAGTCCTTGGGTGTCGTAAGAAGTTGAGGCGTCTCCATTGGCGCGGTACTTGAGGAATGCATCCGTGAATCCGTCTGAGAGCGCATAGCCTTGCAGGAGCAGTATGCGAAAGCTCTGCGGAATCGAGGAGAAGGTCACGGCAGAAACGACGCTGCCGACTTGAGCCTCCGCGATCTTGACCATGGTTGACCCGAAGGACGTCGGCGCCGACGCCACCCCGACCGCGGGCGGAATGACGAGCGCGTTGCGCAGCGTGATGAGGCCACTGTCGGCCACCTGCAGGTTGTTGAAGGCGTTGGTCGAGTCGCGCACGACGAAGCCGCTCGCACCAGGGATGACCTTGCCCGAGACGAACACGCGCAGATCGGTGATGTTCGCGTTCGTGATGGCGCCCGCGCCGGCTGGCACCACCACCCGCGCCAGGGCCAGCGAGTTGGCCGGCAGCGCGGGGTCAACAGAGAAGCCAGAGGGGCTGCCGGTCACGACCGCCAGCGACCAGGCGCGCGTTGCGCCCGAGTACTGGGCGTCCTGGACTCGGGCCACCACGATGTCGTTGCGCGGGTTGGTCTGATCGGCCGCCGCCAGCGAGCGCACGACGGCGCCCAGGTTGGCACAGACGTAGGAGCCCTGCCCGAGCGAGTTCTCCGTTCCGTCCACAATCGCCAGGCCGCCAGCGATGCTGACGCTCAGGCCGCCACCAGCGGTCACCGCCAGATGGCCGGGCGCGGACACCCCCGCCACCTCGCGCAGGGCGAAGACGAGCTGACGCACGGTCTCGGCCTGCATGGTCTGCGTGTCGAGCGACCAGCAGGGATTGACTTCGGCCACGCTGTCTCCTTTACATCCAGGCTGAGCGGAAGCTCACGCTGGCGGTGGCGGCCGCCTGAAAGCCACCCGCGTTGCGAAAGCGAACCTGGTTTGTGCCCGGCAACAGATCCCACCAGTTCGCCGCAGTCAGCGAGCTGCGCCGCGAGGCGGTTCCGTTGAGCAGAACCGTCCGGGCGTCGAGGTCCACTGTCAGCACGTCGGTCGGTCCGAGCGAGAGCACGAAGGCGAGAGCCTTGCTCTCGGTCATGCTCTCGATCACCGGGTTGTCCACCGGCCCCTGAATCGTGACCAGCGGCCTCGCCGGCATGGAACCGATGTTGGTCAACCCGACGATACCGCCGGCGCTCGAGCCTGCGCCGTAGACGATGGGAACCGCGATGGGAACCGCGATACCGGCGCCGCCTATGGCCAGCCCGCTCACGACCTGAGTCAGATAGGCGTCGTAGATGTGGGGATCGGTGGCGGTGAACTCGACCCAGCCCTCAGCCGAGCGCTGGAAGCGCTCCACCGGCCTCAGCACGGCGCGGTTCTGCGGTCGGCACTTCACCAACCGCGTCGAGCCGCGGAAGAGCAGCGGCAGCTCGTAGTCCGGTGTGACCACAAAGGCCGCCTCGAAGGCGTCGACCAGGCCGTCGAACTGGGACGCCGTGGGCGGCACTATTTCGAACTTGAGCGTGAAGACGCGAACCTCGTGCAGGTCCTTGCCGAGCAGCGCACCGTGTGCATTGGCGCGAGGGGAGTTGTGGTGACGGATGCTCGGAATCGAGTCGAGCCCGGTGAACTCGGTCAAATGGTAGGGGGTCGTCGGACCCCAGCTGAGGCCGGCAAAGCTGCCGGAGGTGTCCACCTAGACCCGCCCGACTTTCGCGTACCAGGCCGCTGCTGAGAGCATCTGGCGAGCTGCGGCGGCGTCCACCGCTTGACCGTGGAAGTGCTGCTCGACGCGAGAGCCCTTCTCCTCCAAGAGTTGCTCGATGCTGGCGAGTCGCTTTGTCATGCCCGCGAAGCCCTGCATTTGTCCGCCGGTGAAAACATGCTCGGCCGAGCCTGTGCCGTTCATGGCGAGCGAGAGGCCCGTGGGCAACATCCCACCGACGTCGTAGGGCTGGTAGGGCATGCCGGCTAGGACCGAGCGCACGCCGGGCACGTTGCCGATGCCACCGTAGCGGCTCAGAATGTAGCGAATGCCCTCTCCGATCTGCTGAACGGGGTCGTCCGAGATGCCGCCGAAGGCGCGCTGATTGGACAAAGTTAGCTGCATCAACCCGCGGCTCGGGTCCCCGCGCTGAGCATTGATGTCCGAATTGCCCGTAAGGAAGATGTGATCCCCCTGCCGACACGTCCAAGTCCCCAGTTCGGTGGTGACGCACCAGACCGGCTGATCGGGCAGCCTTTGCTTCCGGAGAGTCGCGCCATCGACATGTGGCTTGCGCAGACCAATATGCTGAATGGGGCGCCAATTCACCGCGCGAGGATCTTTGTGGATTGACCGCAGCACGCTGGGTCGATAACCGGTTAGATAAGCCGCAAGCTTGATCGCCTCAGCCTTCGGTCCCTCACATTGGTGAATAAGCACCCCAGCTCCACCACGGGCACCGAAGTTAGCTTGTCGGTCGCGGCTGCCTTCGGCATCAATCACTGCCTCAAGCCAAGCCGTACGCTGTTCAGGTGACAACGACAAGACGAGAGAATGTGGAATCTCGTCATACCGGGAACGCGCCAGTAGATCGGTGGCGTAGTGGGGATCGAGACGAAACATGTAGCTGCGTTGGCGCCCAGACTTGGGTTCGTAAGAATATTCGGCATGTGGTGTTCCGCTCAGCAGTTCCCGGATCTTGCTCACGAACTGTGGCTTGGCTTGCCCAATAGACATTGACGGAGTCTTCCGGCCCCGCGGGACATCCCGGCGCTTTTCCACATGGCCGTCCCCGAAGACCCACCCCAAGATCGCCGCCTCAGTGATCGTGATGTTCAGGGCTTCTCCAGTAAACACTGGGGCGGCCAATCGCAAGCGGGAATGCATGTTTATGTCGTTGGTCGTGATGTAGCGGCCCTGGAATGCGGGACGACTGGGCAACCGAAGGCCGTGCTTCGTCGCCAAGTGAATAGCGAGACCCTTAGTGGTGACCTTGCCGTCGTGACGCAACTCACGGTAGACCTTCCGTTCTCGAATGCCATGGACGAGAGAACGATGCAGTGCCACGCCACGCGGCGCCTGTGGCTTCCAGGCACACTCAGGGCACTCGGCAAGCACCTGGCGTACTGGCGGGGGCACTGGCCAATCGCAATGAGGGCATTTGCTAGGAGGGTCGTCAAACTCTCTCACCCGACGCTCATCCCACCAGCGATGATTGAGGGTCGTTTGAGCGCTCCAACGGGCGTTGGAGACTTCATAGACCTCAGCTCGCTCGTAGTGGTGAACTCGCAGGATCTTCGTCCACTCGCTCCCGCCCGTGGCGGGGTTGTAGCCCACAGTCTGGTCGTCCGCTTGCACCTCGTCGTGTGTCAACCATCCACGTCGAGTCAATATGTGCGCATCCAGAGTCACGCAGTTATTCTGGGCGGTGTTAGACCACCCGCTCTCGTGCTGAATGATGATGTCCAGCCCCTTGTCCCAGTCGGCGCCCACCCCCGCCAGCTTTTCACCGGCGTGAAGCCAGTCGCCGTGAGACCCCGTGAGGGGAGCGTCGCCAGCGGGCGTGGGGCCGGTTCCGGGCAGGTGCGGCATGTGGGATCCGATCCAGTTCGGGATGCCGCTGAAGACCTTCTCTGTCAGCCCTTTGGCCAGACCCTGTGCCCAGCCGCCGGGCACGTTCTTCATGGCGTCGTCGACGATCTTGTGCATACCAGCGATGGGATCGAGGGGACCAAGGGGGCCACCGCCACCCGGCGCGCCACTCGCCCCGACATTGAGGAAGGTGGCAAAGTCATACATCGCCTTGTTCATGACGTGCCGACCGATGGTGACGGGAGCAACCCAGTTGGAGTCGATAACGGGGAAGCTGCCGGACGCGTCGCTCGGTCCTTCCACGATCGCCACGTGACCGTAAGGCGGATGGGTGAACACCGCCACCTCACCAGCTGCCGCCGTCTGCGTGTGGGCGTAGGGCGCGTTCACCCACTGATCCGCGTTGCCGCGGAAGCTCAGGCCGAGAGCGCCTTGAATGTATTCAACGCACTGCCCGCCAAAAGCGCCCACATTGCCCAGGGCGCCGCCGCCGGCGAGTCCGATGGTCTGGGCGGCAGCCATGAGCAAGCGCGTGGCGTTGCCCTTGTAAACGGGGTCGGTGGGAATCACGAATTCCGGATAGCTCGGCCGGCCCTCGCCTACGATCGCCCGCGGTCCGTTGGTCATGAAGCCGGCGCCGATCGAGCCACCGCCGGCCAGCATCTGCACGCCGCTCGAGGTCAACGCCCCGCCGCCCGCCAGCCCAGGGATGTCGATCTGCTTCAGCTCCGGCAACCCAAACGCTCCAAAGGCTGCATTTAGCCCTTTGATGAAGCCGTTGAGCAGATCCTTGATCGGCTTCAGACCCTTCTTCAGGTCGTTCTCCAGGACCCCCCAGGCCGCCCTTGCCATGCCTGTGATTGAGTCCCAGATGCCGCTCAGCTTGTCGTGGGCGGCCTGCATGGCGCTGGTGATGGCACCGCTGACTCGATCCCAGACCTCAGTGGCGATGCCGCTCAACTGGTTCCAGGCGATCGTGGCCGCGGAGACAATCACCTTCCAGGTGAAGTCCAAGAACGCCCTCACCGTGTTCACCGCCCATTGGATGGCGCCGGTGATCAAGGTCCAGTAGAAGGTGGCGGCGGTGACGATCTGGTTCCAGACGAAGCTCAGAGCGGCGCTGATGACCCCCCAGACGACGGCGATGATCGCCTGGGCGATCTCCAGCTCAAGGCGGATGTACGCAGTGATGGCGCCCCAGATCACCTGGGCCAGGGTCACAACGCCGTTCCAGACCACGCTCAGGAAGCCGGTAATGGCATTCCAGACGCCCATGGTGATGTCCTTCACCCGAGCCCAGTGGGCCATGATGAAGTCGATCAGCAGGCCGAGCGGTCCGAGCACCGCAGCGATCATCGCGTGGCCCCAGGTCGACTGGAGAAAGCTGACCACCCAGTCGAATGCGCCCTTGATGGCGTTCACCACAGCCTCAAAGGCGCCCTTCACTGCGCTCACCCCAGCCCCGAAGGCTGCCGAGACCCCCTGCCAGATGGCGGCGAGCGCCGGACCGACCTGCTTGAACAGAGCGCCCAATCGATTGACGGCATCGTGAAACCAGCCCACGTGCTGGTAAGCGAGGATGATGCCGCCGACTAGGAGGACGATGGCCAGGATCACCAGCCCGATCGGGTTGGCCATCATGGCGACGTTCCAGAGCCACTGCGCGGCGGTGGCGATACCGGTCGCTATCGCGCCGGCAATGACCGCGATCCGAGCTGCGATCTGGCCCAGCACATATCGCGCGAGCTGGATGTTGTTGAGCACCATCTGCACGTTCTGGGCAATCAGAGCGATCGTCCCGCGCACGATCGCGACCACGAACTGAATGACCGCTTGGACCGCGCGCACCCCCATCAGGACCACAAAGTTGAGCAGGGTGGGCAGCAGGACGGTGCCAATCACCGCCGCAACGCTCAGGACGATTCCCCGGAAGCGCTCGAACCAGCCGAAGACGCCTCGCGTCGCATCGCTGGCGCGCTGGATGGCGGTCCCGACCTGATCGAGCACCGGCCCCAGACGCACGATGCCGGGGACCACCTTGTCGGTGACGAGATCGGCGCCAGCGGTCATGGCTGGAATCAAGGCGTTGCCGAGGACGCTGGCCAACCCACCGATCGCCATGTCCATTCGCTTGTGCGCCAGATACGACTTCTGAGCCGCAGCAACCTGCTCGTTGCTCATGACGGCGCCAGAGTCCTGGCCAGCCTTCATCAGCTTCTGCAGTCCGTCTCGGCCCTCGTTCAGCACCGGAATCAGATCCGCGCCAGACTTGCCGAAGAGCTTCATGGCGAGCCCGGCTTTCTCCGGCCCGTCGGGCATCGCCTTGAACTTGTCAGCCGCGTCGAGCATGACATCGTTCAGGTTGCGCAGCTTGCCCTCGCTGTCATTGATCGGAACGCCGAGGGCTTGGAAGGCCTGAGCCGCGCCGGCGCTCGCCGGCGTCATACCGGCCATCGCCACCGAGGTCGCCTCGTGGGCCTTGTTCAGCTTCTCGCTCGCAGCCGCCACCTTGGCGTGGGCGTCGCGGAGCGTGTTCGATTCAGCCGTCGTCAGATGATGCTTGCCGGCCAGCTTTGCCTCGGTGTCCGTCAGGTGCAGCTGAGCCGCGTCGAGCTGCTTTCCAGCCGCCTCTACCCCCTTGTTGGCGGTGGCCAGGGCCTTGCCCTGAGTCGCTGCATCCTTGAGGTTGACCGACTCCATGTTCTTGCTCAGAAACTTGAAAGCGGTCGACATCTGATCGGCACCGACGCCGACCTGACCGGCTGCGGTCACCCAGGCCGAGGCCTGTGTCGGAACGAGCCCAAACTTCTCGCTCATCTCGTAAGCGGCGTGTCCGGCCTCTTCAGCGTGCCGGACGGCCTCCACCCCGAAGGCGGCGATGGCACCCTCCGCAGCGCCGGTGACGAGAGCAATGACCCCCAGGTGCTCAGCGATGCCCTTGATCCCCTCGCCCGCCTTGCCTGAGACCTCACCCAACTTGCCGAGATGACCGTGCAGTCCCTTGACCGTCTCGCCGGCCGCCTTGCTGCCGGACTCGAGCTTGCCGACGTGGACGTTGATGCCCTGCAGCTTCCTGCCCGTGTCGTCCATGACCCTGGTAGCCGTGGACAGACCGGAGTGCAGACCGGAGAGATCAGCGGAGACCTTTACAGCGAGGTTGCCGAGGACGGTCGACACTAGCCCTCCTGCGGCTCGAAAGCGCGCGCCAACTCCGAGAGCATGGCGACGGTTTCCTCTTCTGACATCTCGCGGCTACCCTCCTGGAGGCTGGGGAAGAAATCGGCGGGCTCGAAGTGGCCCTTCTCGGACACGGAGTTGGCCACCACGGCAGCGATGATGCCGGCGCGATAGTCGGCTCGCTTCTGCTGCTCCATGAGCCGCTCAGCGAGTGCGCGGAACTGGGCGGGCGTCAGATCCCAGAACTGATCGTCGCTGAGCCCGAGCTCATAGCGTCCGATCGCCCACAGCGTCAGCCAGTCGTCTTCTGGCTCGTCCCCGGCAAAGGGACCACTTCCCCCTGTAGCACCTCGTCCTTCGCCGGCGGTGGTGAGGCGACGCCGAAGGCCTCCTGAATCCTCTCCCCGATCTCGGGCATGTTGCGCATGTCGATCGTGTCGTAGAGCTGATCCTCAGTCACGTCCGGTTCTTCGTGGCGGAGGCCGAGTTGAAGCAGGTAGACGACCACGCCGGGGTCGTTCTCCTTGGTCAGCTCGTCCAGCGACTTGCCGACCGTCTTCTCGTACTCCTTGAGCTGCTTGACCGCGCGCAGTGTGAACTTGAGGTGGCGCTCCTTGCCGTCGCCGAGGTTGACGGCAACGGCCGGCTGCACCGCGTCAGCCATTGCTAGCTGACCGGACCGGTGATCTTGAGCGAGAAGTCAGCGATGAGCTGCGACTTTTCCGACGCCTTGATGTCGAACTTCGTAATCAGAGCACTGAACGCCCAGGTCGGACCGGCCGGCGGCCAGACGATGTTGAAGTTGCGCTTCGTGTGAGCCAACAGGTCTGAGCGCATGCCGGCGTGGGTGGCGTTGGTGGGTTGGTAGTTGATCTGGCCGCTGACCTCACCCGCCTCCAAGAGGCCGCCGATCCACTCTTTGAATCCTTGCGGGCTGTCGTGGTTGGTGACCTCGATCACGTCCTGGACCAGGTTCGGACCGGCCAGACCGAAAACCTCCGTTATGGTCGAAAAGCTCTCTGTGGGCTGGCCTCCGTCGCCGATTCGAAGCAACGTCCCCTTCGCAAATAACGCCTGGCTAGCGGCCATGTCTACAATCTCCTTGGTTTTGGTGGCAGCCGGCTCTTACTAGAAGAGCAGCTTGATGACAGCGAACTGAATCTGGATCGAGTCCGCCGAGAAGTAGAGGTTGCCGTCCGACTGGCGCCAGGCGTCCACGGTGAATCGCGGGGATACCACGATTCCGTTGGCGGGAATGGCCTGCAGCAGGAGGTCCTTAGTCCGACCATGCAGATCGGGCACCGACGTGATGCTCACGTTGTGAGGCGCCGCGCCGTCCGCATTGCGAACCAACAGCACCTCTGAGCCGGTCAGCGCGACCTGGTTCAGGTTGACGATGTCAGCCGCGGTGAAGGTCACCGCGGACAGCGCCGCAAAGGCCACATGGGTGGGAGCCGGAGTGACGGGGACTGCGGTTCGTGCCATTTATGGCTTCTCCTTGCCGTCCGCTTGGGCCGGCTGAACTGTCGGTGGGGCTGCTGGGGCTGCTACTGGGACCTTGGCTGGCAGTGGAGCAGCCTCCGGAACCGTGGTCGCGGTGCTGGGCTGCGCCGCCGCAATCTCTGGCGCAGGTGACGGCCGATGCTCTCGCACGTGCTCCTGCATGTCGGCTTCTGAGAAGCCGTCGTAGGCGCAGGAACCGCATTCGAAGTGCGGGACGCCGCGCCAGGTGCCCGTGCGGTAGCCGACGTCCTTGACGTCTTCTGTCATCTGAATCTCCTAATGGGTTGGGAATGCTTCCGGCGTGGTAGGAATGGGGTCATGGATGCACGAACCGCTCCCACCCTGTCCGCCGATGGTTATTGGCAGTGGGACGGCCAGCGCTGGCAACCCACGGCTCGTCAGATGCCTTCGGCCCCTGAGCTGCGGCCCCTGAAGCGAGCGTTCAACGGAGCCATCGTTACCGACGATGGCGAGTGGATCTGGACAACCAGCTGGGACGCGCTGACACCCACCCCGGCGTCTCCGAAGCCGATCAAAGATCGAACCGAGACCAAGCGGATCCAAGACTTCGCTGGCGGCATGATGGGTAGTCTCGGGGCCGCTCAGGCTGGACAGAAGCTGAAGCAACTGGTCAAGCAGCACGGGAGCATCGACGCCGCGCAGCGCTGGGTCGAGGTTGAGGCAGCTGCCAAGCATGCCCCACCGCCAGCCGGGCTGGTGGAGAGCATGAGGGCTGAGGCGGCACCGGCTCCACCATCCCGCCACGAGGTCAAGGTGAAGACGTACGACAACCCGAAGGCCTACGAGCGCGACGCTCCCAAGATGGCCCGCGCTGGCTGGATGCCGCAGGGCCAGACGGCCGGCGCAAGCAAGGCCAAGATCGGTCACATCGTCGCCTTCGGCGTGTTTGGCATGGCGGCTCGGAAGTCGGGCAAGATCACGGTCACCTGGATCCGGTAGCCAGGTGACCGTCCGCGAGGCAGCTCAGCGCCTCAGCGTTTCAGATCGTCGGGTGCGCCAGCTGCTTCAATCTGGCGTGCTTCACGGAGCGGCACCGCGTCCAGACTGGCTGGTTGATCAGGCATCAGTCCTGAGCTACGCCGCACGCGAACGCAGGCCAGGGCGGCCGCCGGTCAGGGAATCTGGACGAAGAGCCGGTACTGCAAAACCGCGTGCCGAGTGATGCCGTCGGGGTCATGCATCGGCTCTAGGAGCTCACAGCTGCAGTAGATCCAGGAGGCGCCGACCAGCGGAAGGATCTGGTGATGCAGGATGCGGTTCAGGTCCTGAGCCAGGCCGAGGCATTCGGTGAACCCCTTGGCCTGGCTCCAGACATGCAGAGTGCAGGTGATGTCGCGGCCATCGTGATCCTGTGTGTCGGCAAGGGCCTCAGTCGCCTCGCCAATCACCACATATGGGAAGCCAGAGCCATCGGGGACCCAGTCGAAGATGCCGACCACCTTTCCGGTCAGGGTGGCATCGGCTGTCAGAGCCGTGAAGATCGCCTTCTGCACGGGCAGAAGCGCGCTGGCAAGCGGTGACACCTTAGACCGACTTCTCCAGGTCCTCTGAGATCTTTCCGACGGCGGCTGTCTTCACCGCTTCGACCACTGGCCCCATGAACGGGTGCGCTGGCATGCGGGAGGTGCCGAACTCTAGAAACTTGCCGTAGAAAGTGCGGCCACGATTGGTCACCCAGGCCTCCATGGAGGCCTCGTCGATCACGTAGTGGATGCTCTTCTTCAGGGTGCCCGGCTTGGGCCGCATCTGCCGGCGACCGGCCTTTGTCCGCCAGTGCAGATGCCCTTCGGCATTCTGCTCGGCCTCGATCGGGGTGTTGACTCGGATCGCCTCTTTGACCAGGGCTGCGGCGATGATCAGACCACGCCGCGCCCCGGCGTCAATGGCGGCCGAAACCTTGGCCTGCTCGTTGATAACGGTGACCTTGACCATCAGACGCGAATCTCCTCGAGCATCAGATCCAGCTGGGCTTGCCGGGCATCGGGATCGATGACAGAGCGGATCTCGAAGCGGCGCCCAGTGGATGTCTCTTGAACACGCATCTCGGGCTTGACGCCTGCTCGCCAGCGGATGGTGGCGCGAGAGGTGACGTGCGAGTCCACCTGGTCGAATTGCGCCAGTTCATCGCCGCGCAGGCCTTCCAGGCCGCCCCAGACGGTCGCAAAGGTGCTCCAAGCCTGAGTCTCTCCACCCGCACTGTCGGGCGTGTTGACGGCCTGCTGGATGGTCAGGCGCCGGCGCAGCGTGCCGATTCTCATCCGACCAGGATCGAGCGGTGCATGCCGATCAGCGCTTGCGCAGACTGAGGCAGCACGAGCGCGATTCCGCGAGACTCTGCCATGACGCTCTCCCGATGCTCGTACCAGTGACCGATGGTCAGCAGCATGGCCTGCTTCAAGGTCGCCGGAACGTGCGCCGCGTCGGCGTAGCCAGCGACGAACTGAACGACGACGCCGGACGACGGTACCAGCGACATGCTGGGCCAATAGGTGTTGATGGCCGGGACGACGCGAGCCGGCCGACTCGCGGAATCAAGCGTGTAGGCAGTGGAAGGCACGACGTTCGTGCTGCCGTCGCTGCCGTACCAGGTGACGCTGGCCACGCTCTGCACCGGCTTGCGTGAGAGCAGAATGGCCCCCAGTGGGACCCCCGGCGAGGGCCAGAGCTCGACGCAGTAAGCCCTTGGCCAGCGGTCCAAGTAGAGCTGCCAGGTCTGCTGCAGCATGGCGATGCCGGTCTGCATCTCAACCGACTCGCGCGCAGCGCTGATCAGGTTCTGAACCAAAACGTCGTCGTCCGGGATGTCCAGGCGCAAATGTGCTTTGGCCGTCGCAAGGTCCACCGGTTCGGCGACCGGATCGACCGTTCGCCGCAGTGCCCAGCTGATGCTGCCAGGCCGGGCAGGACGAATCCAGGGTGGCTGGCTGGACCAAGTGTCATCGCCGTATGTGGGATCGCTTGGCCAGTAGGTCCAGTTGATCGCCACGGGCTACTTCTTGGAGTCGGACTTCTTCGAGTCGGACTCCCTGCCCGTCTTGGCGATGCGCTCCAGCGGCGTCAACTCGTCGCCCACCGTCTCCAGGTGCTCAACCAGGTGATCCTCACCCTCTACGGGCAGCGTATCCGAGATGATGCTCGGCGGCACATCGGAGTCCTTGACATCCTCCGGTACGACATAGCCCGCCTTGCGCAGCTCCTTCGCCGTCGGGGCCTGCATGGCTTCCGGGACATCGACCAGGTCGACGTGGCCATCCTTGGGCCGGTCGCCTTGGGCCGGACCGATGTCGTCACCGCTGGTATCGACCAGGGCAGGCTTCTCGTCGGTGTGCGCCGTGTCTCCCGTGCGTTGTTCATTCATCAGGCGATCTCCGCCTTGACCAGCACGCCGGCAGGCACAGCCAGTCCGGTGCCGTTCTGCACCATCTGGACGTCGAGCACAGCACCAGCTGCTACCGCTGCCGCAGAGATTGGCACGTTGACCTCCGCCTCGGCGGCCAAGTTGACGCCGGCGCCGAGCGTCAGTGTGCCCACGACCGCCGGTGTCCCGCCGGTGACCGCGCGAATGTTGAAGGTGACGTTGTTGGTGGCAACGCCGGTCACCAGAGACGGCGCCGCCAGGGATAGCTTCTGCAGCCCCCAGTTCGTTTCGCTCTCGGTCGACGGGATTACGCCCACCTCTGTCACCGAGGTGGCGCCGGCGGCCGCCTGTGCAGGCAAGGTCGCTTCTAGGACTTCGAAAGCCATGCGAGGTTCTCCTAATGTGGTTTCTGTAGGGCGCGGGCTACTGACCCGCGCGAACGAGTCGGAGTTGAAGAACGACCGGTTCGTACTTCGCGATGACCATGTGCGCCCACTGGACTAAGTCCTGGGCCCGTTGACCAGATGGATGAAGACTCACCTATATATAACACGCCTAACTTTGGGAAAGGCTAGGACCCGTGACTGCAGCAAAGGCCGAGGGATACCTCTCTGCCGTGAAGCCAAATCTTTCTTCGAGGCGTATGAACACCAGGTTCTGCTCGAAGGCGGTACCGGCGATGTCGCTCACGTCCACCGTGACTTCCTGCCGCTGGAACCAATGAGCCTCCTGCCAGGCGGCTAGTATGACAGTATCTTCGTTGGTGCCGACGCCGAGGTTGGTGGGCACGTTGGCCGACTCCCCAATCGGAATGCCGAAGAGCGAGTAGGGCGCATCGCTGACGCCCGTGCTGACGGACGTCACGTCGTCCATCATCGGCGCCGCATTGGGCTGGCGGAAGCTGCCGCTGGGATTGAACAGGTAGTTGCCCGCGGTGTCCTTCGCCTTCAGCAGCCAGGCCAGGCGCCTGGGATGCATGAGCGCGCCCGTTGGCGGCCCGAAGTAGCTCGTGGTGATGTTCACCACGGCGTCCAGCATCTTGTCGATCACGGCCTGCTGGTTCAGGCCAGCCGCCAGCGGCGCCGGCGAGGACAAGCCGGTCACGTTGAGGATGCCGCGCGGCTCACCCGTGCCAGAACCGTAGAGGCACTTCTGCTCCTCGTAGTTGCCAGCCAGGCTGCCCAATTCACGGACGGCCAGGTCCATCGCAGTCGGCGACGAATCCTGCGCCATCTGCTTGGACATCTTGTAGATGCCGGCAGCGGTGAAGATGTTCACCTGAATCTGGGTGAAGCTCGGGTCGGCCGACGGCTTGGCCGTGCCCTCAGCCACAATTCCGAAGGTGGCCGAACCGGCACCGCGCGGGATCATGATCAGGTTCGACTCGACCGGGTGCATGTTTAGCCAGCCCAACGCGCGCAGCGCGTTGCCCTGGCGCCGGACTTCGGCGAAGAGCTGCTGGAAGTACTGCGGCACCACCAGAAAGCCACCGGTACCCGGCGTGCCCTCAGTCAACGCTGCCTTCAAGACGGGCAGACGCTCACTTATGGCGGCCGCCTTGTCGCTAGCGACAACCAGCCTCGGCTTGACGCTGAAGGCGTCCCTCAGTGGATCGGCCGCGGCGGCCGAGGTGGCCAGCTGACGTGTCTGCTGGCGCTCGGCGAAGGCCGAATCACCGGCGGAGCCGCTCGCCGACTGGCGCTCGAACTCCTCCATGATCGTCTCCAGCTGCTTGCGCTCGTCCTCAGCCTTCTCGGCGCGGACCTCGGTCATCAGCTTCTGAACGTCCTGCATCTTGGCCGTCATCTGCTGGGTCTGCTCGGCGTTCTTCACGCCGGCCTTGAACTCCTCCTTGATCTGGCCGGCGAGCGCTTGAGCCCGCTCGCGCTTCTGCGCCCATGTTTCGGTGGCAGTTGGCATCTAAATCTCCTGAAAGTGAGCGCGAAAGGCCGCACCCTGAGCCATCAGACTTCGAACTCGTACTCGGCCAACTGGACCGCCAGCTGGTACTCGCTGGCCTTGAAAGTCAGCGCAGCCTTGTCGTCACCGCCTTCGCCGTCGGGGTCTTCGGTTTCAGCCGATCCACAGAGGGCGCCGGCGGAGACGAGCGCGTCGTGCGCGGTCTGCAGATATTCCTGATCGCTCTGCGAGTGGCGCTGGCCACTGGCCAACTCGATCAGCGAGTCGAGCATTGCCCGCTCGCCGGACTCATGCGAGAAGAGACTGGCGGCGCTGAGCAGCGCCAGCGGATTGGCCGGCACCGGCACCAGCGAGTTCTCGACCACCTCGGCCCTGGCGTAGTAGACGACGTCCTCGCGCTTGGGGACGCCGGCGGCGATCGCCATGCCAGCCAATTGGCGGTCAGCCTTCTCGAGTTGGCTAAAGCCCACGTACGCCGCATCACTGACCCAGCCGATCGAGGTGGCCGGAATCGCTCCCGCCTTGATGAGCGCGCGGAACTCGCTGGCTGACGGGATGTCGGCCAGCTGGCTCTCATGGCGCAGCACGCCGCCCTCAGGAGTGAGCAGGGATGAGCCCAAGGGCCGCTGGTCGTCGTGGTAGGCGAGCAGCGGCACCCGCTTCTGCTCCGTGCCGAAGGCCCCTGGCAGGAAGACCCGTCGAATTCGGTCCACATTGCCAATCGTGCTGGCGATGCCGCGGATCAGATCCGCACTGGGATCGTAATCCGCCCGCTGTGCGGTCATCCGCAGCAGATCAGACATGGCTCTCCTTGGGGCTGCCGTTCTTAGAAGGCAACTCAGGCGCTGCTGGAGGCTGGACCGGCACCGCCGACATGGGCTGAATGGGAACGATCGGCTCGTCGCCCCAGGGGACGGGCGACCAACCCATCGACTTGCGAAGTTCGTTGATGGTCTGGGCCTGGTAGCCAAGCAGCTTCACCGCGCGCTCTACCACCGCGTCGCGACTGTCCTGCAACTCGTCGATGCCGTTCAACTCGAAGCCGATCACGACACCCTGGTCCTGGCCGAGCTGCAGAGTCATCTCATCCGACACGAGCACCCACTTCGGGTGGATGTTCTGCTGCATGAAGAGGGCCTTCTCGGCATCAGCATTCGCATAGGTCGTGTTCTCGACATCGAAGGCAACCGCTCGAGGGACTCCGAAGCTGCGCAGGATGTCGTCCTGAGAAGCGCGGCGCAGAACGTCATAGGTGAGCTCTTGGTTCGTGGCTGCCACCCTCACGTATTTGGCGTCGTCGCCGTCCAGGAAGCGCGTCTTGCCAGGCATCTCGCCTCGCTTCCAACGATCCGACCACTCCTCAAACTGATCCGGCGTCAGGCCCTTGACCATCAGGTAGCCGGGCAATGCCGCGTCGTTGCTGAGCAACTCACGGTTGAACCGGGAGGAGGCGTTGTCTGTCTCTGCCGATAGGCCAGCCACGAGCGCGGGCGCCAGGCCGTCGAAGGCCTTCTCCGGATGCGGGTAGCGCAAGTAGAGCACCGCGTCCGGCACGATCGGGACTTGGTGGCCGACGCGATCGGTGTAGGAGAAGCCGCAGAGCTCGTCGTCCTCGTTGCCGAGTACGGTCATGCGCTGGGCGGGCATGCGCCGCAGGCTGGTGACCGGACCCTTGTAGCCCCAGCCATCGACGCCCTGGCCCTTGACCCAGAAGGAGCGGCCGGTCAGCTCCAGGTCGCGAGCGATGGCCCGCTGCATCATGGTCCCGCTCATCGACGGGTTGGGACGGTTCAGGAGGGTGAGCAGCGGGTGATCGGGGATCGGCTCACTCGAGCCGGGCTTGGTGACCTGCCAGGCCGGCCGCGAGAAGTTTGAGGCAATCGCCTCCACGCAGCGGAAGCCGGTCGGGTTGCCGTAGACCTGGTTGGCGATGCGCTGGAAGTTCCAGCCGGTGCTGATCGAGCTGCCGCCATCACCGCCAACCCTGAACAGCCCGAAGCCGCCTGGTCCCGCACTGCTAGAGGCCGCCGAGGGTGAACCCCAGAGCGTGCGAAGACGATCGAACAGTGTCGGCATTGACGCCTCCTTCAGGCTGATCCGAGCAGTACTGGCCTCCGATGTGTGATCTCGTGTCGGATCGCCCGATCGAGGGCCATGATCGCAGCCGCCAGAGCGTCGATCTTGTCGGCGGCCTTCTTCTTGCTCGGTATGACGTTGCCAGGGGCGTCCATCTCGACCGCGAAGTTGTCAACCTGCCAGCGCACCGCTGAATCGCCGCGATGGTGGTAGCAGCCCTGCAAGATCAGCCGTTGAAGCTCCTTGGTGGGGCTGGACATAGAGGCGAAGCCCTGCCCCATTGGGATGACGGTCAGGCCGTCGCCTTGGAGGTCAGTCACGATCTGGCTTGAGTTCCAGCGGTCGATGGCCAACTCTCTGACGCCGAACTTAGCCCGGTCCTCATTGATGACCTGGCGGATAAAGCCGTAGTCGACGGCATTGCCCGGCGTCAGCTTGAGCCAACCCTGGCGAACCCAAACCGAGCCGGCGCCGGCTGTCCGGCGGTTGAAATCGGCCAACTCGTCCTCGGGCAGCCACAGGCGCCAGATGGCGCGATGTCCGCCGTCAGCGTCGGGAAAGTCCCAGCAGAGAGCGGTCAAGTCTTTAGTCGAGGCGAGGTCCAGGCCGCCATAGCACTCCAGACCGGCCAGGTCCGGCTCGCTGAAGTCGGCGCGGTTCCTATCCCAAGCTTTCAGATCCAAGTAGCGGACGTCCTGCTTGGTGCGGATGTTCAGATGCAGACGTAGAAAGCTGGCCAGATTCGCCGGCGACTGCTGCGCCTGCGCTGCGGCGTCGACCATAAAGCGCCGAGTCGGCGAGATGCCAAAGCCGGGGTTGGCCTTGCGCCAGGTCGCCTCAAGGAATGGATCGTCGGCCGGATCGGCCGCCCAGATCACTCCGAAGGTGGAGGCGTCCTTGAAGGCGCCACGGGCCAGCTGCTCGATTCGTTCGTGGCGTTGGGCATAGACCGTGGTCTGACGTGACTCGTCGGCCGTCGTGATGCTGACCATCAGTGGTTGCCGGCGAGCGCCCATGCCAGTCTCGATCGCCTCGACCAGGGCGCCGTCCTTGTGCACATGGAGCTCGTCGATGATGGCGCCGTGGACGTTGGCGCCGTGCAACAGTTCGGCGATCGAGCTGACAACCGTGAAGTAGCTCGAGCTCGCCGTGTGGATGATCCGATCGGCAGTGATCCGAACGTGCGGCCCCAGATCCGGGGACTTGGTGGCGATGGCCTTGACGGGATCAAAACAATAGCGGGCCTGCTGTTTGCCCGCTGCCACCGCGTAGACCTGAGCCCCCGGCTCGCCGTCCGCGGTGGTCAGGTAAGCGGCGATGCCCCCTGCCAGCGTCGTCTTGCCTCCCTTCCTTGGAATCTCAACCCAGACCTTGCGGATGATCCGAGCTGACGTTCCCCGCTCATCTGGGGCCACCCAACCAAAGACCGGGGCCAGGAGGTAGGCGACTTGCCAGGGGTCCGGATTCAGCGGTCGGCCGGCCCACTCACCCTGCGTGTGGCGCAGCCGGGAGAAGACGTTGAGGACACGATCGACGCGTTCAGGGTCGAAGACGGCGCCGGGGTAATCACGCGGCTCTAGCGTCATGGTCGCCGGCGGACAGGAAGGGAAGGGAATCCCTCGAGAGCGCAGGTACCACTTGACCTCGGGGCTAAGGCGCGGATCCCGCAAACGGATTCTCGTCGCCACGCTGGGCCTCCTTTAGGTTTAGCCGCCCCTCCGTGGCCAGAGTCAGCCCGAACTCACCAGCCCAAGCGCGGTATTCGCGACTCATCGCTTCCGCTACCGCCACTGCCGGG